GTCAGGAGGTAAGACAAGCCGGTAGGTGTACCCGCAGTGGTAACAACTCCGGCTCCACCCAATGTTGTAGACAACTGAAACGTAGTCGTTCCGTTGGTTGCAATGATGTAGTACGAGGCTGAAGTTGTTGTTGACGTATAGCCCGTAATTGAACCCGTACCACCAAACGTACCAGAAATTGTCACCGCTTGACCAATAGCCAAAGTAGCCGCTGCACAACTAAATTGCCCGGCAACACCAGTGATTACTACTGTAGACAAGTTTGCGGATGTGCCGCCTGTTGTTGGATTGTTGCCTGTAAGATACAGGTTAAAGAACAATGATCCAACTTTGACAAGGTAGGTGCCATTCCATTGGAAGTAGCCTTTTACCGGGTCAATGATTATGATTTGCGTGTTGTTCCACTGATCGCTTTCAACGCCAGTGCTAGAAAAAGTACCAGCAACAGCAATGGTGGACTTGATGTTTGTCGTAAGGTTTACAACCTCGCAACTGCCATCTGTCTGAAAAGCCAAGTAATACTCAGTCAGACCAATGTTTCCATGAGCAGCGTATGTGACTGCTGTAGCAAAAGTGATGGTTCCAACCGCTGTTGGAGCAGGAACAATGCGAAGGTTGCCGTGACCAATAGGCATAGCGTTCTCAAGCCAAGAGAACTCTTCTTCTTTGATTGCAGTTCTGTTTGCCTTGGTGTTGATACCGGCAAAGTTCTTGGTTACGTGGTAACCCTTCTTTTGTTCCTGCGTAGCCATTACCTGCAACCCCAACGTTTTCTAGCTGCCAATCCTCTTTCACCACTCCATGACTTGCTTCTTGCGCAGAAGGATTTATGGCGAGGCCCAGACTTCTGAGGTGCTTTTAAGTTAGAACCCGTAGCACGGTTGTACTTTGTCCTTCCTTTTGCTGTCAATCCACCACCCGCCTTGACTGACAGTTTTTCTCCTCGGCTGACTGACAGGTTAGGTTTTTTCCTTGACATGATTACGCCGCACCTTTGATACGCTCCGTAACATGCAACCCACCAAGACCCAACATGCCAGCGGTCAACGTAGCCAATGGCCCAATGTCTAGCGGAGCCAGGACAATAGGATGACCACAAGCCGCAGAGATTGCAATGATCAATGGCTGAACAACAAAGTTGTAAGCGTAAGCAAAGCTACACACCCACCCCAGGCCACCACGCCAGTGTTGCAATGGATCAGCGGATTGAGCTTCTGCTTTATCAATGTCAGTCTGAGCAGACAACAACGACAAGCTGGCACTAAGTCTGGCCTGTTCTTCCGCAGTTTTATCTGGAAAGAACATTCCTATAAGCTTTTGCGCTGCTGTAGCCGCTTCACCGATGCCGGTGATGTCCATTATTTGTCAGCCTTGTTGTCCAATTTATCAAAGATTTTTATAGTTATTTCTTTGATTTCGCGGATGTCTTCTTTGTAGTCATCACGAGCTACGTAAGTTTTTGGTAAGTCTTCCCTCAACTTAGAAACATCTTCTTTTAAATTTTTTATTGACGAAAACGTTTCTCGGGAAAGCCAACCAATAACGCTAGACATAATTAAAAGCCCTGTATCAATAAGGTGTTGTGTTTCCATAATGTCTTAATTTTCCATTAGCCGACCAAGTAAGGTGTTGTTATTCTGCGTGTAAATACAGATGCCAAAACAGCACGAACTTGATTTGTGTACTCTTGCTTGAAAATCTCAGACTCACCATATGCTTGTTCTTTGTACTTGGCTTTGTGGCAAGCGTAGAAAGTTACAGGCGTTGTATACGGGTCAGGAATAACTTCTGTTGGGGAGTTTGGTGTCAGTGCCGTAGGCAAGATCACAGTGTCTAGCTCAACGCTATACGCTTGATCTGGGATTGGGCCAAGGTAGATGCTGGTCTGCCCGTACATAGAGTACGCGATAGGGCGACCTGTGTAATTCTGGTAGTAGCGCAACCGAGCATTGAAGTCAGTCCACGGCAAATACTGCAAAGCAATGCGCGTGTTTCCCCAGATGAGGTTGAACGTTAATACGTCAAGCGTACTTGTGCCACTAGGAAGTGAAGAAGTAAGAAGAACTTCTTGGTTAAACGCAACAGACGATGTTTGATAAGTGCGGAGACAACCAGTGTCCCTGACCAACCTTGCCCGCCCTTGATTGATGTAATCAATTAGTTCTGCATCCGTGTAGAAATTGCCGTTTGCGTCATGGAGCATCCTGCGGCATTCCGTGATGTAGTCAGAGAGTGCTGCCATGCTTTCCTCATAATTTATGCGGCAATTTGAACGAGACCAGCCTTGCGTTTTTGAGGCGCAGGGACTGGCACAGGGTCAACCACGGGGGATAGTACGTGGACGTTGTGCTTGGGTCGATCAGAGGAAAACGAGAAAGAATGCAACCGGGCTAAAGCCTTGTCGTATTCCGTACTACGTGTCATCCACCCAAGTCGCCGTAGATACGGCTCTTTATTATCATCACCAAAACCAAACACATGGTTGCAAACAACAGGAGGGACTTCTATTGATTGACCTTTGGCAAACTTGTACCGTCTGCCATCATAGCCATCTTCTAGATCATGTTCACTGTTGTTTGTGACCCACATGGTTAAGCAGTCAAAATATCAGCGTAGATGTATACATCAACCGTCGCGGCAGCGCCTTGAGGGGTTGTCAAATACAAATACAAATTACCAACACCAGTGATGGCATTAGTAGAAGCAATCGACAAGTCCGTCACTACGGCAGAAGATGCCATAGAAGGAGTCACAGTGGTGACAATGTTAGTACCAGTGCCTCCTGCCGCTGTCCAGATAGCGTAACGGGCCGTAGTCGGATTGATAGACGCATTGGTCACGGCAATAGCGCGAACCCGGAATTTGGTTGGCGTGTCTGGCAAAGTAATTTGCAAGTCCACGTTTGTACCAGCATTCAGATTCACCCCGATAGCTGAAGCCAACAGGATGCTGCCGAATTGACTCGGCAACTTGTTTGCTACTCTGGATGAAGCCATGATGATTCCTTAGACGGGTTGCAGATAAACCAGATCGATAGTGCCACCAACCGTGCTTGCCGCCGTGTACGCGGCTGTACCAAATGCGGCACCACCCAGGGTAACAATACCTTGAGCAAGTGTAGCAGTCTGATGCAAACCGCCATCAGCAATTGCTGTAGCGTAAGTAGTTGCCGCAGTCGTTGCAATGCCGGTAGCCGGACGGGGAACAAACACACCAGTAGTAATTTCTGGGTTTGTCAACGTAGCTGAACCAGCCGTCACAGTAGATTGAGCAATCAGCGGGAACGTACCAACCGTATTGCCAGTACCAGATGCGCCTGTCAATGTCAGTGCGGTAAAGCACATCACAGCGGTAGCGGCAGTGGAAGAAGCAGGAGAGAACGTGATTGCAGGGACGGAAGTCATACCGCCACCGTTATTTGACATCGTGATAGCAGTAACAGTACCAGAGCCAGCAAGCGTTGCATTGACCGTCAACACGCCGCCAGTACCAGTAATGTCGCCTGTTCCGTTAACAACAGTGATTGTCGGAGCAAACAAATAACCAGCACCCTGGTTAGTAACGACAACGCTGGAAATAACACCAGCAGTCAACACGGCGTAAGCAGTTGCCGGAACACCACCAGCAGGAGGTGGGCTAACAATCAAAATAGGAGTGCGGGTGTAACCAGAACCACCAGCCGTAACAACAACAGTAGTGTTGATGGCGCCACCAACAATGATGTTACCTTGAGCCAACACCGCACCGCCACCAGCCGCAAACGTAACAGTAGGAGCAGCGGCAGTACCCAACTGTTGCCCACTTAGATAAATGCCGTTGGTGTAACCCGTACCAGCATTTGTAATCACTGCACCAACAGCCGTACCTGTGATGTTGATAAGACGGAAGTTAGAACCGTCCGATGACAACAAAGTAGTAACTGATTGAGTAGTCGTTTCCATATTACGCCAAATTTGCGATGCTGGATCAAACCATTGGATACAAGTGTAAGGCCCAACCAACACTTCGTATTGACCGGAGGGAACAGTGTAAACCTGACCAGAATTCAAGCTAATTGGAACTGCGTTAAAGACGGCGCTGCGGACGCCAGAACCCATGTAATTCATTGCCATTTCTGTTCTCCTTAGATACTGAGCGAGTTGTAGCCAGTGATCTTAGTCATCGCCTTTGGCTTCGTAACAACAAGCTCGGCAATAGTCAAGACAGCACCAACGTAGCCAACTTGGAAGTTAGCCAGAGTAGATTCAAAGCCGGTGAAAGCAAACGAACCCATTTCATGGATGTACAGCGATAGGTAGTTGCTGTTCAGCAAGTACACAGTGCCTTCTGGACAGTATGGATCAGGATAGATTGGCACACCAGCAACCATCAATGCGCGGAAACCAGACTGTGGGCCGTCAGCATCATTGTCGAAGCCAACACCCTTTCCTGGGGTAATTACGTAAGACTCTTGACCAACAAAGTCTTGAGCAACCAAAGTCCAAGTACCAAATCCGCAAACACCAAACGTTGGAACTTCAGCAGAATTCTTGACCGTACCGCTAATGTACTGAAGCATGTTCTGACGGGTCGGATTAACCGAACCAGCGGCGTACAACTTCGATTTCCACCAAGTGTTGGTAGTACGGTTGATATTACCGTAGGTCGCAAGGGTG